TAATTGTCGAGCCTGGCAAAAGTATTAGATACCCCTGGCAACAGCCGCGCCGGGACGCCCTTGTAATAAATTACCCCATAGTCAGGCTGGCCAATGAATCCAATGCTTGAATAGGCAAAATGCAGCACCTTCTCTCCACCGACGGTGATCCTGACCTCCACAATGTTTTTGTGCGGGTATTCAGCCAGCGGCGGCGGGTACTCTATGAACCCATCAAGCACAGAACTAACGGACGTTCTTGAATATCCGTTCACAAAATATGGGCTTGATAGCTCGCCGCCGCTAACGTCTGCAGGGGCGGTCATCAGGAATTGAATGGTAAGAAGCGGGCGCTCGAACTCAAACCCCGACTCACCGTCGCGCCTATCGGGCAGGAGATTATTGTCCGGGCCTCGCCACTCCCAAAAAATAATAGACCAATATCCGGGCGGCAATATAGTTGTCGTGCCGCCGCTATATAGCGGCACGCTGATTGACTGCTCTAGCGTATATGGGCCGCTTCCGTTCAGCCAAACCTGCCCAACGCCGCCCGCTATTATCTGATCAATAAGCCCCGGGCGAAGGCACGCAAGCCGCGCGCCGATGCCGTCGCCAACATATACCCACGTGCACGGTTTCGGGTTTTCGACAAACCCGATCACCTTCGGCGAATCCCATGTCATGCCGTCGAACTCGACGACCACGCGGTCGTCGACGTCGAAGGCGTCGGCGTTGCAATCCATATAGACGACCTCGACGCCGGCCAGCGCCTCGGCCTGGTTCACGTTGAGCCGCTTCGCGCTCGAGGTCGCCGGGTCGAGATCGACGTCGACCGTCCCGGCCTCCTCGTCGATGGCCGTGATCGTCGCCTTCCGGTAGCTCGGTTTCCACTTCTGCCAGCCCGGCAGGACCGCGGCATTCCAGAAGACCTGTTCAGGCGTCATCAGCTCGCGCGCCATGAGCGCCCCGTCGCCGTCCTCGGGCGCCCGGCCGCCGGCCGCGATCAAGATCGCCTGATCCTCGCCCGGGATCTCGATCGTCGCGACCTCGCCGGTCGCGTCCTCGGTCAGATCGACGCACCACGCCTGCCGCGTGTCTTCAACCTTCGCCGCCAGCAGCGCACGCTTTCGATCCACCAGGCTCGTGCGCTCAAAGATCCGCTGATCGCGCGGCGCCCTGGCCGCCAGTTCCGCCGAGGTCGCCTTCGCCACCTCCTCCTCCGCGCGCTTCACCGCCACCGTGGCCAGCGCCGCGGCCTCGGGGCCGCCCTCTTCAAGTGCGTCCGCCATCGCGTTGATGGCCGCCGACAGCGCCGACAGCGCTGCGGATGCCGCCGACTCTGCCGCCGCGACCGACGCCTCGGCCGCAGCGATTTCGATGTTCAGGACCGAGATCCGCTCGTCCATCTTCGCGACCCTCGCGTCGCGCGTCGCCTTCCCGAAGTCAATGGCAATCGTGTACAGCCCATCCGTGCCGCCGCCGGTGATCGTTCCGCGCCCCATCATTCGCCCCCAACGTCCATGTATGCATCACCCTCGAGCCCGTAAGTGTTGATGTAGCTTGCCGTCAGCAGTACCGAGCCCGTCGTCGCCTGACATCCCGGCCTCAGGAACCAATCGAGCGCGCAGCGGACGCGCGTCACACCCGCGCCGCTCGAGATCGCCCGCACGCCGCGAAGCGTGCGAACCGGCGGTTCGGTGCCCTCCGGCGCAACGCTGGCCGCCGGGTAGCCGCTCAGCGTGCATGTGTACCGGCGCGGCCCCTGGTCGAGCTGCCGAAACTCGACCAACGAGCGCGCGACCTCATGCTCGACCCGCGTGCCGTCGGGCAACACCGCGCCGCGCGAGATCACGAAAACCGCCGCCTCGCTCAGCGCGGCGATGACTCCCGCCAGGTCCGCCACGCCGGGCACCACAGCCTGCAGATAGCCCGACCCATCCAGCCGCGCCGTCCCCTGCCAACTCGATACCGGGATGCGCAGCGTCGTTGCGCCGTCGATCAAGTCGCAGACAAAGAACGTCGTTGCGCCGAGCCGCTCGAGGTGCTCGGAGAAGTCGTGATCCGCGAGCATCCGGGCAGAGCCCAGCGGGCCGGCCACGGACACCAACGAGCCGACGCCAACCCGGCCGAGTGCCAGCGCCGCGCCGAGCGGCCCGGCCGCTGATACGATGCCCGCCGGCCCGGCCGGGAACAGCGACCCCGAAACCGTCTCTGTCTTGATCTTCAGCGCGTCAAAGGCGACCGCGGCGACGCCGACGGTGCGGCCGTGCGCCGTGAACATGCCCGGCATGCTCAGAAGCACGAAGTCGACCGGCACACCGTAGCCGACGCCGCCGCTCTTGGTGTGCTTCAGCGTCCCGTCGACGTAGAAGCGCGCCTCCGCGCTCGTCACCTCAACCCGAAGCGTCACCAGGGCGCCCGGCGCGCTGCCGCTGAACGTCGCGATCGAGCTGAAGTCCCAGCCCACCGTGCCATTGCCCGATGCGTCGACGTCGAGGCTAAAACGTCCGCCGAACCCGGCGTCGAACGAGCCCTCGAGCGCGACCCCGTACACCGTCACGACCTCGAAGGTCGTCACGCCCGAGGTATGGTTCAGCCCCGACAGCGTGAGCTGCGCATATCGGCCCTGCCCGGGCGAAGGCGGCGCGACCGTGGTCCCCGTCGCGGTTCGCCTGAACGCGCCGGCCACGTCCGTGACGGACTCGTCGAACTCCGCCCATATCTGGCTACCGAGCGTCAGCCCCACAACCGGCCCGGAAGCCGCGCCGGTCAGGTCGTCATAGACCCCGGGGTCGGTTCCACGGAAGTCCTCGGCCAGCTCCTGGCTTGCCATACCCGCCGGCGCCGGTTAGCCGATCGTCGCGCTCGAGATTGCCACGGGCACACCCGAGACGATCGAAAGCGTGTTCAACACGAGATAGCCGGCGACCGCGCTCGCCCCGGCCGACACCGGCAGCGCCAGGTGCACATCGCCGTCGCTGTTGCACACCTCGCCATAGGCCGCCGTGCCCGTCGCGTCGGCGCCCGCGTCAACCCCCGCGATGCTCAGCGTGAGTTGCCCGGTCGTGCCGTTCACCGACCCGCATGGATCGGACAGCGGAACCTGCGCGAGCAGCACATCGGCCGCGCTGCGGATCCGCACGAAGCCCGCGCCGCTGCCCGAGTCGATGACGTCCCGCAGCGCGGTGTGCGCCGCAACGAGGGCGGCGGCCGAGTAGGTGGCGCTTGATGGTGCCGGCATGGTTTCTTCACTCCGTCGACGCCGCCAGCTCAGAGACGAGCAGGACGAGGCGCGACTCGTCGGCGCCCGGCGTGTAGGTTTCAGGGGCGGCGACCCACAGGCCCCCGCGCATAGAGACATAGACCCAGCGGTGCAGCCTCACCAGGCGCGCGACCCCGGCCTCGGCGGCGGCATCCGTCGGCGCCCATCGCAGCTCAATCGTGCGGTCGGCCTCGCTATAGCCGAAGTCGTTGAACGCCGCCAGGCCGTCCAGGGTCGCCACCCGGTTGACGCGCCGCACGAGTTCGCCCTCGGTCACATCGGGCAGGCAGTCGAGCAGGACCGCCCCCGACAGGTCGAACAACTTCGCGGCCAGATGTACAAGCATCGTTCAAACCCCCAGCAGCATGCGCAGGCCATCCCGGTTCACCTGCGTTTGGATCGCCCGCAGGATCTCCCACATGAACGCCTCGAGGTGCGGTTTCAGGCCCGCCCCGTCGATCTTGATCAGCGCGTCGCCCCTCTCAAGCGCCTGCGTGCGCGCCCGCATTTCCGCCACCGTCGCCTTTGTCGTCTCCTCCTGCAGCTTGAGGGCGCGCTCCCGGCGCTCGTTCTCAAGGCGGATCTGCGACTCCACGGCGTACTGCGCCGAGAAGCCCGGCTGTTGGTAGGCGTCCAGAAGGTTGCCGAATAGGTCGCTCAGCAGGTCGCCCGTCGAGTTGATCGTGTTGTCGATCGACGAGAAGATCGCCTTGATCCGCTCCGTATCCGCCTCGAGCTGCGCGATGTTGAGCTGAACCTTCGCCTCGATGAACTTGATCCGCTCGTTGCTCGCGAGCTTCTCGAGTTCGAGCTTCATCTTCTGCGCGGCCTCGGTCGCCTTCTCGGCTTCCTTGGCTTGGCGCTCGAGCGCGTCGGCGTTTTCCTTTGCGATGACGGTCCCGCCCGTCATCCCTCTGTAAGTGCCGTCCTGCTTCCGCTCGAGCAGTTCCAGCGCGGCGGCCAGGGCATCGGCGCCGATCGCGTTGCGTTCGAAAGCGGCCCGCATCTGCGCGCCGAGGTCGGCGAAGTCCTTCGGATCCTTCAGCCTGTCCAGCGCCGCCAGGAACCCCGCGAAGATCTGGTCCCCGCTCGCCGCCGTGTTCGATGCCAGGTCAGCAAAGGCCTTCTTCACCCCCGCGATCGGATCGACGAACAGCTTCGGGTCGACGCCGAGCGCCTTCAGTGCCTTGTCAACCTCGCCCGCCGCCTTCTGCAGATCCTTCGCCGACCCGGCGCCCTTGTCCATGCCGTCGGCGATCTTCCGCCCGGCATCCTCGCCAGCGGCACCGGTGCGTCCGGCCGCGTCCTCGACGCCGAGCAGCGCGTCGCGCGCCGCCCGCGTCTTGTCCGCCCCGCGGCCGATCGCCTCGGCGATCACATCGCCCAGGCTTGACCAGTTTCCCGACCGGATCGCGCCGGCCACCGCCCCGATGATCGTGCCGAGCGTCTCGAATCCCGCGATGATCCCGACGATTGCCGCAGTGCCAGCCTTTACACCCGTGGTAAGAACGTCGAAAGCGCCGGCGTTGCCGATCTCGATATATGCCTCGGTGATCGCGTTTTTGAACCGCGCCGAGGACGAAGCGAACCCGTCAAAATCGACGCCGGCTAAACCGTCGCGCAGCGTGTCCGAGAAGATCAGCAGCTCGCGCGATCCGATCTCGCTGGCGCTGATCATTTCGTACAGCTCCGCCGTGCTGACGTCCATCGAGCTTGCGAACTGGACGAAGAAGCCAGGGATTCGCTCGGCGATCGACTTCAGATCTTCAAGCTCGAACTTGCCCTTGGAGACGCCCTGCGCGAGCTGCACCATCGCCCCGTAAACATCGTCAGAGTTAGAGCCGGCCCGGGCCATCGTTCCGGCGAATGCCTCAAAAACAATCTGCGCGCCTTCACCCTCAAGCGCCGTGTCTTTCGCTGCCCCCGCGAACTTTGCATATGCGTCGGCCGTCTCGAGAAGGTCAACGCCGAACCTGCTTGCCAGGTCGCGAACAAAATCAAACTCTCGCGCCGCCGCCTCGCTGCTGCCGACCGTCGCGATCATCGATCGGTCGAAATTTTCGAGGGCCGCGTTCGCGTCGATGAAATCCTGAACAACCACCGCGATTGCCACCGACTTGATCGCCCGCGCCAGGGAGTCGGCCGACACGCCGGCCCGCTCGAGGCCGTCCGCGCTGTCGTCGATCTGCTTCAGCCCGCCGGCCGCTCCCCGGGCCTCGGTGTCGATCCCCTTTAGGCTCGCCTCGACCTTGCCGAGCGCGGCCCCGGTCTTGTCCTCGCCCTCGAAGATGATCGCAACGGTCTTGCTGAGGTCGGCCATGCGTTGCGCTCGTCGTCAGGGTTTCAGGTCTTGCCGGATCCCTTGCGCTCGTAGTACGCGGCCCACAGGGCGACTTCTTCGTGCGTGAGGAACCCCTGCGGTATCAGGTCCGGTCGGTGCTGGTACAGGTAGCCGCCGCGCAGCTCGATCAACTGCATGCCGGCCATCAGGCCGGGATCGTCTGCGAGGCGGCGGGAGGCTTTACAAGGTCGGCGCCCTGTCCGGTGAGTTCGGTGATCGTGTTCGTCAGGCTCAGAAACTCGACCGGGAACTTCTCGGCCAGCTTCACCGCCTGCGGCAGCGTCAGCGCCGGCGCGACCGACCCGGCGACGAGCAGCTCGAGCCGCTTCGCGATCTCGCCCGGCGTGTCCTTCGACAGCCCAAGCGCCTTGCGGATCGCCTCTGCCTGGTCGCCGCTCTTGGCAATCGCCTTGACGATCGACTCGATGCTCGACTGCCGGGCGCCCGCGTCCATCGCGCGATGCAGCTCGACAGCCGACAGGCCGCGAACCTCGAACTCGGCCGCCTCGCCCTCGCCGAAGAAAGCAGCGAGGGCGGGCACCGGAACCCGGGCCGAGCGCGCGACGAACTGCGCGCGCTCGAAGGCGTCAGCCGCGAACGGCATCAGGCCACCTCGACCGCGGCGGCGCTCGCCGAGATCGTGCACGCCGCCTGAATCTGGTCGCCCGCCGGGAACGTCCGCGCGATCCCGAGCTTCCCCTGCGTCAGCAGGTAGCTGCTGGCGTATCGGTCAGGGTAGAAGCGGAACCAGAGGGTCGCGTTCTTCAGCGCGACCAGGCCGTCGCTGATCCCGTTCGACAGGTAGGCCGTGAAGCTGCCCTGCCCGAGCGTGCTGCTCGTCGCGCCCAGCGTGGTGCCGTAGATCTGCGTGGAGCTGACCGAGTGCGACGTCTCCGGCGGCACGAAGTCGGAGGCGAGCGACACCTCGCCGAAGATCGGCGTCGAGTAGCTCGCGAAGACAGCCTTCGGCACCGGCCCGGTGTGGATCAGCGGCAGGGCGGCCAGGAAGGAAACCGAGCCCGTCGAGTAATCGACGTTGAACAGCGGGAAGTCTGCACGCTCGACATGCAGGCCGACGACGCTGTAGAGCTGCGCGTCGGTCAGCGCCGCCGCGGTGCTGGTCGCCACCCTCGCCTGGCCGATCTCGATCGAGGTCGTCGGGATCAGCGGCGGCCCGCCAGCGGCGCCCCGCGTCTCGCTGAAGTTCGCGTCGCTGCCATCCGTGCCCGCCACCACCGCCAGGGCGCCGGAAGCGTTCACCGTGATGCTGCAGACCTTCGCGACGTTCGAGGCCGGGCGCGTGATCGTCGCCGTGCCGGCGGCCACCGCAGTGACGACGCCCGCCAGGTTGCAGGTAAGCGCCGCCACGTTGACGACGTTGTTCGTCGCGCTCACCGACAGCGCGCCGCCGGTCAGCAGGCCATTCGGCCGCACCACCGGCGCATAGCCCGCACGGCCCGACCAGAGGGTCGCCGCCGAGTTGAACTTCAGGTGATCGCCGCTGTCGGTCAGCGCGGCCATTGCGACGGCCTGCTGCCCGGCCTCATATTCGAGCTTTGCACTTTCTGCGGTTGCCATGGTGTCAGGCCTCCTTCTGTTCGGTGGTGGCGGCGTCGGCAGCGCGCTTGCTGGCGCGCTTGCCGGCAGCGGCAGGCGCCGCCTCCGCCGCCTGCTCGTCGGCGGGCTTGAAGGCCGCGTCGACGATCTTGAAGCCCTGGCCGATCAGCTCGGCCTTGCGCCCCGGTGTCACCGGGTGCGGCTCGTAGGCGATGGGGCGGCTCATGGTCACTTGTCGGCGTCGCCGATGGTGATCACGCCGGCGGTGGACTTGATGGAGGTCGCCACCTTGTCCCAGTTGGTGCCGCTCGCCAGCTCGGCGTCGGTCGGGCTCTTGCCGCCGTTCGTCTCGTCCCAGGTGTAGCCCTTGAGCGCCAGGCCGAACGAGTAGTCGACCTGCATCGTGGTCTCGATGCGGGTCTGCCCGTTGGTGGTCTCGATGTTGCTGATCACGTCGCCGCCGTCGAACACGGTCGCGGCGCCGTCGGCCAGCGACAGCACGCGCAGCTTGTTGGGCGAGCCGGTGACGTAGAGGGCCGGCGCATCGGTCACCACCACCGGCTTGCCCAGCACGTTCACGACCAGCACGTTGCCGCTCTGGAACAGGTTCTGAGCGTTCGCCAGGTTCAGGCCGATCAGCTTGTGATAGGACTGGCCGTTCATCACCTGGGCCACCAGGCCGCCGGAAGCATCGCCGAACAGCGCGTGTGCGTTGTTCATCGCGCTGTAGCTCAGGCCCAGGGTGGCCGACACGTCGATCGTGGTGGCCGCGCCCTGGTTGGCAATGGCGGCGCACAGCGCGGCGATGGCGGTGTTCAGCTGGTCGGCCATCAGCGCCTCGGCGAAGTTGCGCGAGGCAACCTCGATGCCCTCGGTAGTCGGCTTGTTCAGCCAGGTCAGCTGCGACGGCTCGAAGCGGATCGGGCCGAAGCCGCCGGCCACCTTCACGCCGCTCTGCTTGAGCTGGGTCAGGTCGGTGACGCTGGGCGTGCCCTGGGCGGCGTAGCGGTCGACGCGGCGCTGTGCGCTGTGGATGGCCGCGAAGAACGATTCCTGCAGGAAGTCGCCGTCGAAGCCGGCGGTGGTCAGGCGGATGGCGCCGTTGGAGGCGGCGTTGAACTTGGCCACCATCTGCGCCAGCGTCTCGATCGTCGCGGGCATGACGTACTGGTTGAACACTTGCATCTGCGAGAGGGACATGGATCGCTCCTATTGGGTTGCGTGTCGGCCGCGCTGGGGATCAGCTGGCGGCCAGATCAGGGAACCGGGCTGCAATCGCTGCAGTCCGTGCGCTGCGGTCCCCGCCGAGGTCACCCTTCGACGAGCCGCCACCACCGCCACTACCAGCGGTCCGCGCCCCAGCACCTCCCGTGCCCGTGGGCTTGAGCAGCTCGGGCCTGGTTTTCGCCAGGCCGGCCACCCCATCCTCGACCGCGACGAGTCTGCCGTCGTCGGCCTTGAACATGATCTCTTCACCTTCCCACACCAGACGCGGCGCGACGAACGCCTCGACCACGTCGCGGGCCACGAACTCATGCTTGCCCAGCGCCTCGGCGACGACCGCCTTCTGGCGGCTGCCACGGAGCGCACCGGCAGCCGCGTCGGCCGCCTGCTTCGCCTCGTCGCGCTCACGCTCGAGCTTCTTGATCTTCGCGTCGAACTGCTTCACGGCCTCGGCCTGGCCCTTGGCATCGGGCAGCGCGTCGAGTTCCTCGTCGCTGTCGATGCCCAGCTTCTCCAGCGCCTTGGCCTTGAACGCCTTCAGCGTGTCGTTCTCGGCTTTGATCGCCTTGCGGCCAGTGATCGACTCGTTGCGGGCGGTGTCGCGCTGCCCGACCAGGTCGTCGACGTGGGCCTTGAGCTTGGCAAACGTCTCGTCGCCCAGCTTGTCCTTCAGTGCTTCAATGTCCATTGGCCTCTCGCCTTGGGGTGGGCGGTGAACTTGCAGGCGGCACCCTAACCCCTGGTGTTTGCATGCGCGGCACAGTGCGCGTGCAATCCTCGCCGCCCATGGGCGCAGCCGACATCACTCGATTCCAGTTCATCGGCCACGCGCTGCGCGGCGATGGCCCGTTCCGCCCCACCGTCTCGGCCTCGGCTGTCGGCACGACCTACCTGATCCGCTACCCGCGGGAGTCGGACCAGAAGTTCGCCAGGCGAAACGAGCTGGCCTTCTACGCTTCGCCGCTGGCCCAGGCCGCCAGCCGCTTCACCGGCTACCTGTCCACCCGCGCGCCGGTGCGCGATCTGCCGCATGCGCTGTATGAGGCGGTCGCCGACAACGCCGACGGCAAGGGCAACGCGCTCGACCCGTTCTGGCAGTCGTTCATGGTCGAAGCCAAGTCGCGCGGCTCCATGCTGCTGCTGGTCGACATGCCGGCAGTGAACGCCTCCGGCAACCTGGCCGCCCAGGTGCGCGACCGGGCGGCGCCGATCTGGACGCCGATCGCGCCCGAGCTGCTCACCGACTACGAGATCGGCGACGACGGTCGCTTCGCCTTCGCGGAGTTCCGAGGCGTCTACACCGGGCCGGACGGCAAGCGGGTCGACTGCATCTGGCGCTTCGACGCCGCCACCTGGCAGGCGCGCACCGACGGCGGTGCGCCGCTGACGCCGCTGACGCCGCACCCGCTCGGCGTCTGCCCGCTGCTGATCTTCACCGAGGGCGGCGACTTCCCCCACTTCGGGCCTTTCGCGGCCATCGCTGACCTCTCGAAGCGGCTGTTCAACCTCGACAGCGAACTCGACGAGATCCTGCGGTCCCAGACCTTCAGCCTGCTCACCATGCAGGTGCCTGACGACACCGACAGCGCGAAGAAGATGGACGCTGCCCGGATCGCAGGTGAGACCATCGGCACGAACAATCTGCTGGTGCACACCGGCACGACGCCGGCCTTCATCGCACCGGAGGATGGCCCGGCCAAGGTCTACCTCGACCGCATCGCCGCGCTGCAGGCCCGCATCGACGAGATCGGGCTGAACGTGGCCAGCCCAAACGCCCGGGAGTCCGGCATCGCGCTGCAGATGCGCTTCCAGGCCATCAACGCCGAGCTGTCGAAGTTCGCCGGCCGCATCGAGGATCTGGAGCGCAACGCCTGGGAGCTGTCGCGCCGCTGGCTGCGCATGTCCACCGCGCCGAGCGTGCAGTGGCCGCGGGACTTCAACCTGCTGGACGTGCTGCAGGAGCTGCAGGTGCTGGCCGAGATGCGCGCCACCGCCATGCCCGAGCCGGTGATCGCCGCGCAGATGCGCCGCATCGTCTCGCAGCAGTTCGTCGGCGTCGACGACGAGGCCCAGGCGCGCATTCAGGCGGCAATCGACGAGCTTCAGCAATCCACGGCCTGACGGCCAACATCCGAGGGATCAGCGATGACCATTCAACTAGGTACCACCCTGCGAAACAACATGGTCGGCCAGTACGAGACCACCATCGGCACCACGCCGAAGCTACAGATCCGCACCGGTGCACAGCCGGCGAACTGCGCCGCCTCCGACAGCGGCACGCTGCTGTGCGAGATCACGCTTCCGAGCGACTGGCTCGGCGCGGCCTCGTCCGGCGCCGTCGCGCTTTCCGGCTCTTGGGCCGGCACCGGCGCCGCGTCCGGCACCGCTGCGCACTACCGCCTGAAGGACAGCGCCGGCAGCGTCTGCCACGAGCAAGGCAGCGTGACCGCCACCGGCGGCGGCGGCGACCTCACGCTCGACAATGTGAGCATCGCCACCAGCCAGGCCGTGAGCGTCACGAGCTGGACCCGCACCCAGGGCGGCGCGTAACCCGCCGGCCGCCGCCATGTCCGGCCGCCTCGTCCTCGTCTACGCACGCAGCCACACGGTCGGTGGCCTACTGATCCGCCACGCGGATCGGTTCGGGCGCTGGTCGCATTGCGGCGTGGTCACGCCCGAGAACACGGTGATCGAGGCGCTGGCGTTCAAGGGCGTCGTGGAGACCGAGGCGTCGGAGTTCTATGCGCGCTACCCCACGGTGGAGTTCCGCAACGTGGCGTGCCCTGACCCTCTGCGCGGCGTCCTGTGGGCCCGCAATCAGGTCGGCAAGGGGTATGACTATGCGGCGCTCGTTGGGCTCGCCCTGCGCCGCGGATCGTGGGCTGACGAGGCCCGCTGGCACTGCAGTGAACTGGTGGAGGCGGCTCTGGTGCAGGCCGGCAAGCGCCGGTTCATCGACGCGCCTTCGATCATCAGCCCGAACCTCTCATATATGGTGATCTGATGGGAACCTCCCTCAACCGCCGCTGGTTCAACGTGGCCAGCGCACCTGGCTCGGGCGACGTTGCGGTCGGCTCGGCCCTGGCCGGCTATCTCGGTCTTGGCGCGGCCCAGGGCGGCATGACCTTCGACGGCGTGACGTTTCTCGACGGCAGCGCCTGGGAAGTTCGCAACGGTTGCACCTACACCCACGGCACGACCACGCTGTCGCGCGGCACGCTTGAGGAAAGCAGCACCGGCTCGGCAATCAGCCTCTCGTCATCCACGACCGTGATGCTGTCGGTTGGTGCAGCGCAGATCAACGCGCTGGAACGTCTGTTGAAGTTCGGCGCGGCCCGCGCAAAAGGCACCGGCACAAATCAAGTGCTGTCGTCACTTTCGACATTCACGCAAATCACATGCTTGACCGAAGCGTATGACGAAGCCGGGTTCTGGAACAACACGACAAAGGTTTACAAGCCCACAGTGGCCGGCCGTTACCTGATCGCTGGTCAGGCGTCTATTGACGGCATCGACGGCGCCAAACGGATGATTCTGCGAATCGGCATTGACCCCGCCGGTGGCGCGTCCCTGTCGTCGTCAAACGATCAGAGTTATGACTTGTTCCGTGGCTTTTCGTCAGTTGCCGCTGGTTTTGTTGGCGGCGCAGGCTCGGCCGTTGTGGTCGCAGACGGCACGCTTTCAATCGGCCTGATGGCGTGGCAGGACTCGTCCGCAGCGGCCGCGCTCAATGCGCAGGCCAACCTCTGCAACTTCCACGCAACATATCTTGGCCCGGTGGTGTGAATATGCTTTCTCAAACCCTGGCACACATGTTTCCTGGCATTGACCTTGAGCGGGAATGCGTCCTAGAAAA